CTATGATACAAACATATTCTTTGATAAGTATGAGGAAGAAGAACTTCTAAGACCTGCAGTTGATGATCTATGTATGTCATGTCCTGTTATGAAGTCTTGTTTTGCTGTTGGTATTAGTCAGCAAGAGTGGGGCGTATGGGGCGGTATCTACCTTGAAGGTGGAGAAATATCAAAAGAGTTTAATAACCATAAGAGTAAATCAACATGGGGTTCGGTATGGCAACAGTTAACTATGGGTGGATAAAATGTATACAGAAGCAATGAGACGTGCTGCAATGTCACTAACACCACCAAAAGATTTCTCTGTTGAGATCTATGACAATGGAGACTTTCTTGTTGTTCGTGCTAATGCACATCAGTTTATAAACCTTTACCATGATGAAAAAATACAAGCAGCAGAGTATTTGATTAGATTGAAAAAGGCTTTAGAACAAGAAGGAGCAATGGTTCTTTTGGTACGCAGTGAATTAGGAGATGACGCAAAATGATGGATCTATTAGTATATCTATTTTTAATTTTAATTATTTTTTATATGGTTTTGCAAAATATAAAGACTAAAAGAAAATTCTCTAAAGCAGTTGAGACCTTGTTTCAATTGTACATAGATAAAAATATCTCTGATAATCTTGCTAAAGAAAAATTAGAGGAGTTGTCTGTAGAAGATCAAAATAACAAGATAAGCCAGGATGACTTCATTGTGTTCTTAACTCAGTCTAGGCAGTGGGCTTTTGATTATATTGAGCAAACTCAGGCTGCTATACAAGAGTTTAAAGACTCTGCTGGTCCATCGCTTGACTACTTCAAGGAGTATGGGGCAGTAATGAATCTGCCAACAGATCAATTATTTAGTCAAATAATGCCAGCGTATGATAAACTTATAGATATGCTACCAAAGGATAATGAAGAGAATGAGATTTAAAGGTAAGGGATACATCGATAACTCTGCTTTTTTTGTTTGTTGGGAAATTGACTGCAAAGAAGAAAGCACAAAGATATGGGCAAATAGTCAGGGCCCAGTAATAGACTTGTGTGACTTTCACTACAATCAAGCAATATATGAACAGGGGATGTAAAATGAAAGATATTATCTTGTCAACACTAACAGGTTTTGGATGCGGTGTCGTGTTCGCAGCATTCAAATTGCCAGTACCAGCACCACCAGTTTTTGCGGGAGTCGCAGGAATTATTGGGCTATGGATTGGTTTTACAATACTAACACGAGTTATATCCTAGGAGGAATAAAATGAATACACAAATTAAGAATGCTCTAGCATCTTACGGAAGATCAGTACTCGCAGGTGCTGCAGCGCTATACATGGCAGGAGTTACGGATCCAAAGGATCTTGCATACTCGCTGCTATCAGCATTAATCCCAGTTGCACTCAGAGCAGCAAACCCAAACGATCCAGCATTTGGCAAGTTGCCAACTGTTGAAGAGGTAGATCGTGTTGTCAAGACTGCGCCAAAGAAGAAGGCACCAGTTAAGAAGACAGCAGTGAAGGCCAAGAAGGGCTAAGGTGTTGGGGGGCTTCGGCCCCCCACATTCACTATGGGAGACTACACAATAGAACAAAGGCTTTTTTATTTAAACGAGTTGTTATCGAGTGACCTTGCAATGGAAAATTATAAATCTAACACCCCGTTTATGTTTAGTAAAAAGGTTTCATTTGATATTACATGGGATGAAATATTGTCGCTAGTAAATGAAGATATTAATGATGAAATATCAACAAACCAAGACTATTACAATGGTGCTGGATTTAGAATAACAAGAGCAGATAGAATCAAAAAAGTATCTCTTGTGGTAGATCAAATAGAAGACTTGTTTCAAAAATCAAAAAATGCCCCTAAGGAAAGACCAAGCAGAACTCATCAGATTTATGTTAATTACACAACTCATACAAACTTAAATTCTGTTCCACCGCATTCCGATAATGACAATGTATTTTTTTGGCAAGTTCAAGGTAGATCCTTGTGGACTATATATGCCGAATCTTTTAAAACAGCAGAAGAACTTACAGAAGACGACATATCTCACACCTTTGAGTTAAATCCTGGAGACATGATATATTGTCCTAAGTACAGAAAGCATACAGTAACTACATTGTCACCACGTGCAGGTATCTCTTTAGGATTTAACAACCCAAAATAACGTACCCCTGGCAAGAATCGAACTTGCGACGCATGGCTTAGAAGTCCATCGTTCTGTCCACTGAACTACAGAGGTGTGGAGCGGATGATGAGAATCGAACTCACCCCTTCTGCTTGGAAGGCAGAGGCACTACCAATATGCAACATCCGCATCGTACACCAGGTAGGACTTGAACCTACGAATAGCCGAATTATGAGTTCGGTGCCTTAACCAACTTGGCTACTGGTGCATGTTATAAGTATAGCAACCAAGTCAGCCAAAGTCAAACTCACATGATATAATGATTATATGATAAAAGAAGGCGACTTTGTTATGGGCATGACATCAGAAGGCATGATTCATGGCATGGTGGAGCATATTATGATTGAAGGCGGTACCTATGGTGTGCCTGGAACAGAGTATGCAATAGAATCAATGCCACCAGAAAACCCAGCAATGGCTGTTAGAATTTACGAAGAAGAAGACGGTACATGGGAGCCAACAGCATACAGTATTGGAATGATGTATAAGGATGCAGAAGTTATTGATATAAATAACCATAGCATGGGGGAAGAAAATATGGATTCAGAAGTAGCAATGGCAATGTTTGATGCTCAAGTTGGCAAAGCAGATGACTCAATGATGCCAACAAACACATACCAAGGAAAAGAATATGATGGTTGTGGATGCCCAACATGTAAAGAACTTAATGTAAACTGCGAGAATTGTCCTGTTTGTCAATCAGAATCAATGAAGGGTGACTGCTGTCCTGATTTAAATAAGCAAGCACCTTGTTGGGATGGTTATGTGCAACGTGGAATGAAGCCAGGAGCAAATGGCAAACCAGTTCCTAATTGCGTGCCTGCTGCAAAAGCAGATGATCTATTTGAAGATGATGACACGGTTGAATATGAGACAGATTCTGTATCAAAGTCTGAAGGATACTCTCCACCAGCAGGAGCAAGATCTGCTGCTCGTAGAGCAATTAAGTTTAAGGAAGATGGTAAAGCAACTGGTGCAGGAACTGCAGTTGGTTGGACTCGTGCAGGGCAGTTAGCAAGAGGAGAAACTATTTCTCTTAGTACTATCAAAAGAATGTACTCATACTTCTCACGCCATGAGGTAGACAAGAAAGGCAAGGACTGGGGCAACTCAGCAAATCCTTCTAACGGATACATCATGTGGTTAGCGTGGGGCGGAGACGCTGGGTTCTCTTGGTCACGAGGAATTGTTAATCGTGAAAAAGATAAAGCATTGTTTGCTGACTTTGGAAAAGATTACACAAGAGTGCAGAGCGAAACTCACACAGTATGATCATTGACAATACAAATCCAAATTATAGAATCATTAAGAATTTTTTAAATGATCAAGAGTTTACTCAAATAAAAAAAGATCTAGAAACGCAATCAGATGAACACTGGAACTACGAGTTTGACACATACTATCCAAAGCAAGAAGATGTTACAGAAGACTACTGGACTGGTATAAAGGACTGGCGTGGAATGTCTATTAATCTATCCAAAGATAGAAAAGAACTATTAGAAAAAAATAACATCAACGTAGAACTGTATCAAAATATACTTTATCTTGCACAAAAGCAGGTAGAGGCTAGGTTTGAGGTAAAGGTAGTAAATGAACAATACCTTTTGAACAGGTGGAGAGTTGGCAGAGAGCAAAGACCACATGTAGACTATGTTCTTGATGAAGAAGAAAACAATTATGACAACATGCATCAGTTTGGAATGACTGATGAATACATAGATCTATTTAAAAAGAATTACAAGACAAAGCATTTTTCTACTATGATATATCTTAATAGTGATTTTGAAGGGGGAGAGTTATACTTCCCTCATTACGATAATCTTCACATTAAGCCAGAAGAAAACATGATGATCTGTTTTAAGGGTGACAGCAATCATATGCATGGTGTAGAAAAAGTAACAAGCGGTATAAGACATACCCTATCACTATTTTGGACGGAGATATA